GTTGTATAGTGTAATTTTTCCATCGAAAGATCCTGAAAAGGGTTATATTAAAATGGTTGGTACTATTATATCGCCTAATTGCCAGATACTTAAGTTTTACAAACAGCATGGAGGGATATTTAGAAAAGGAATAGAAGATGGGGAGTCGATTTGGAAAGAGGTTTTTACAATGGACAAGCTGATGGAAATGAAAAAGCAATTGGGGACCAGGATATTTTCGCAAGAGATCTTAAATAATCCTATCAACGAAGAAACAGCAAGGATCAAGAAAGAGTGGATCAAGTTCTTTTCTAATGTGGATGAGGGGGAGTTTTTTAGTAAGGTTCTAATGTTTGATCCACAAGCAGGGGCGTCAAAGAGTGCAGATTACTATGGGCTTTGTGTTGCTGGTAAATTTAGAAATGAAAACAAGAAGTACGTTTTGGAAATAATGAGTGGTAGAGACACACAAATAAATCAAGCAGCTTTAGTTGCTAGGGTGTATCAACAGCATGATAATATAAGAACAGTTGGGGTGGAGAAAGTGATGGCTCAAGTTGCTGTGTATCAATTACTATTAGACTGGAAGGCTGGAAGGATAGATTTACCGAATGTCAACAATGATGATAGGACAATGCCACTTATAGCGATAGAGCCTAAAGGGAAAGACAAGATTGCCAGAATGCAAATGCATGAGCCAGATTTCGAGAATGGAAACATATTATTCCATGAAGGATTGAGGGGATTTACTGAAAGTTTAGTTTGTTTCCCAGAGGTTGATCATGATGACGACATTGATTCGATGATGTATAGCCTTGAGTATTTAGACAAAACAAGTTTTACAAGTAACAGTCAAATAGGCTATAATACACCCAGAACGATTGTTGGGAACATCAGAAATAAGAAGTTTTAATATTAAACTTTAAATATGGCAATTTTAAAAGACCAAAAACCTTTATCTATCTCGGATCTGATTAAGACTCTTGGAGATTCTGGATCAGAAAGATATGGAGGTTATTTTCAGGATGAACCCAATGCTCAATGGCGTGATGAAACAAGAATCACTCTAGTTGAAGAAATGCGAAGAAGTGATGGTGCTGTGAAAGGAGTGCTTAATGCAATTAAAGCACCTATGTTATCAACTCAATGGTATATAGAGATTGCAAGTGATGATGCGAAGGATCAAGAGGTTAAGGATTTTGTGCAGGAGAATATTGATACTATGCAGAGGACATGGAAGGATTTTTTGCGTGAGGCTTTGGCTTATTTAGATTTTGGACATTACTGTTTTGAAAAGGTTTATGAAAAAAGAGATGGAAAGATTTATTTACGAGATCTTGAGCCGAGGATTCCAGCGTCAATTCAGAATTGGCAATTAGATGATGGTCGCAGAGGGATTGTGCAAAGAATTGATAGTGATGAAACGGATATAATGGAAGCCCAGATACCCGCTAATAAGTTATTGGTTTTGACTAATGATAAAGAAGGAGATGACTTAACAGGACAGAGTGTATTAAGACCAGCCTGGAAACATTATTATATTAAAGATGTTCTTTATAAGGTTGCTAGTATTAGTGCTGAAAGATATGGAGTGGGAGTGCCGAAGATAGTAATGCCAGATGGTGCAGGTGATGATGAAAAAGCAGAAGCAGAGGAAATGGCTAAAAATATCCGTAGCCATGAACAGGCTCGTATAATAGTACCGAACCAGAATTGGACTGTTGATATTGTAACTCCTAGTGGAAATCCACAAGGTCAAGCAATAGAGCAACAGATCCAACATCATAACAAGATGATCCTGATGAATGTACTTGCAGGGTTTTTGGGGTTGGGGACTGACTCGACTGGAAGCTTTGCATTGTCGAAAGATCAATCAAGTTTCTTTTTAAAGCATGTTGAAGATAAGGCTGCTTATTTAGCAGAACAATTCACAAAGCAGGTTATAACAGAATTGGTTGAAATCAACTTTGGACCAAGGGAGGTTATGCCACAATTAAGATTCGTTTCTTTGGGAGATGTAGACTTTAAAGAAATGAGTGAAGTGTTGAATACTCTTAAAACATCTGGGTTGATAAAGAATAGTGGAAAGATGACTAAATTTGTGCATGATACATTTAAACTACCAGAGCTTACTGATGATGAACTTGATGAAGTAGATGAGTCCCCTGAAAAGCCAGAGATTGAAGAACCGAAAGAAATGGAGGGGCCTAAAGAAGAAATGCATGAACATTTGGCTCAAAAAAAAAGCCTAAAATTATTTCGGGACTTGACCTTGCAAGAGAAACGGGTCGACTTTCGATTTTTGAATGATGAGTTTAATACCGAAGAAGATGCTTTGAAAGCTGCGTTGGTTTTGGCTGTATCGGAGAAATTGCAAAAGGCTATCAATAGAATGACTGGGAAATTGAAAGCTGGTGATCTTAAAGGAGTTGCTGATATTGATTTTGCTAATAAAAATTCTATTAAGCAGATAGTCAAAGAGTCTATGAAGAAGTCTTATGAAACAGGAAAGACAACTGCTAGTACAGAAATGGATGTTGGGAAACCGCCTACTCCTGCAATAGATAGTCAATCGTTAGATTTTGAGGCAGGACAGATAGCCGGTGGGTTTGTAAATGAATTAAATGTAGCTGCAAAGACTGTTGCCAAAGAAGGTTATTCAAAAGAGGTAGCAATACCAGCGATAGCAATAGCAGTAAATGAGATTGCGAAGAATCAAGCGAGTAAAATGATAACCAACATAGGTGGGTCTGCTGTTGGTGAATATGTTAATAAAGGAAGAAGGGCTGTTTTTAATAAAAATTCTTTTAACATAAAAGCATACCAGAGAAGCGAGATATTAGATGACCGTACTTGTGCTATGTGTATGAGTTTGGATCAAAGAGTTGTAAGAGCTGATGATCCGATGGCGAAGATGGATCTGGTACATACTCACTGTAGGGGTATATGGGTGCCGATAATGGGTGATGAAAGTTTTAAAGGGAGTTTTGGATTGCCAAAGACTATAACCGATAGGCTTGAAACTGTTGGTGGGGTCCCAGCGATAAATAGCTTTACTCAACTTAAAAAACCAATTAACAGATCAAATGAAGCAGTCCAAGAAGAAATCAAAAGAAGACTCAAAAACCAATGAGTTTCGGTGCAATAAGTGTAAAAAATTGCTTTTTATGTATGAGATTGGCAAAGGGGTTGTTGTGATTAAATGTAAGAGGTGTGGAGCTATGAGCAATTTGATTTGCAATAAGAGTGTGAATAACCTATAATGCTTTTAGAAGTCCCCGAGGCTCATATAATTTAACATGAGCCTGATATGAAAAAACAAGATACCCCAGAGGTGCAAAACTCAAACATTCTCGATTATGTTAGCATGGTAGACATAAAGCTTTTGAAAGAAGAAAGGCTTTCTACTATTGAGATATTAAAAGTCGGAACCATTCACGATAGAGGATTAAAGATTACTAAAAAGATGATGGAAGATTTCGTTAGTAATTTTAATGAAGGAGTTTATGGGACTGATGTTCAAGTGAACTTTAGCCATGACCGTGATGGAGAAGCCGCAGGATGGATTAAAGATGTCTTTGTAGAGGGCGATGTTCTTTTGGCAGAGGTTGAATGGACTCCAATAGGGATTGAGAAGATCAAAAGCAAGCAGTTTCGTTTTATAAGTTCGGAGCTTGCTATTAGCTATCCTCACTATTCAACTGGTGAGAAGATCAAAAATGTGCTGATTGGGATTGCTCTTACCAATATACCAGCAGTAAAAGGGCTTGCTCCTGTTCAATTAAGCGAACAGGTGCTTACTTATTTAACTAACCAAGACAGTATGACAAAGAAAAAAGAACTTCTTGAAGAAGAAGTAAAAGAAGAAGTTGTTGAGGAAGTAGAAGAAAAAGAAGTGGAAGCAGTAGAAGAAGAAAAGGTGGAAGAAGTGGAAGAAAAAGTTGAGGAAGAAGAAGTAGTTGAGGAAGAAGATAAGGTTGAAGAAACAGAAGAAGAAAAGGAAGACCTTGAAGAAGAAGTGAAAGAAGAAGAAAAAGAGGAAGAAGAAAAAGAGGTTGAAGAAGAACCAAAAGAGGAAGTAAAGGAAGAACTGGAAGAAAAGATTGAAACAGTAACATTGACTGAATATCAAAAGCTTGAGGAAAAATTAAATGATCTACAAGGAAAACTTGAGGTTAAGGATTTGACAGAAGATGTTGAGGATAGTCTTGTACTATCACAAGGAAATACGGTTGGCTTTCTCGATGACAACATTGAGGATGTCGTTAATTTTATGATTGGTTTATCAGAGGAACAAAGAGAAGCCTTCAAGGGGCTGATTGGGAAAGTCCGAACAGTAGACCTGTCAACAATCGGATCAATTAAAAGCTCTAAAGCTGGATTTGATGCAGATAGCGTTGTTGCATTAGCTGAAAAACTTCTTGAAGAAGGTAAGGCTAAAGACATCGAAGCTGCTCAAAAGATGGCTATTGCTGAATTGCTCGGAAAGTAACACTCTTTATTATATAACAACGAACTACTATGGCTATCGCTGATAGAACTTTAGTACCAGAGAATTCAGAAGGAGACTTAAGTTTCCCAACTGAATCAGACCTGTCTGGAAAGCAGTATTACTATGTAAAGCTTTCAAGTGGATTGGTTGTTGCTTGTGGTGCTAATGAAAAAATGCTCGGGATTCTGCAAAACGCACCTGACGGATCAACCGCACGTGCTGCTGCAATCGTTAGAACTTTCGGAAACTCGAAACTTATCCAGACAGAAACAATCGCTCAAGGAAACTTCCTTACTTCAACTGCCGCTGGGGCAGCGGAGATTTGTGATGCTGCTGGTGAAGAATATGGTGCTGTTGCACTTACTGCTGCTAATTCAGGAGATTTGGCTGCGGTTACAATTATGCGTGGTGAAGTGGAAGCTACTGATGCATAATAATTTTTATTTTATAACAACTAACTAATATGCTACCGAATATAGGAGATGCTAAAGTGGACAAGCTGTTATCGCAGTTTTCACAGAAGTATACAAATGATTCCTACATTTCAGAGCTTATCCTGCCCGCAATGAAGGTAAAAGAAAAGACAGGAAAGTTTGCGAAATATGGAACAGAAAATTTAAGGGTTTACTCTGATCAAATTGTTAGGGCACCCGGAACTCGTGCGAACAGCGTTGACTACAGCGTTTCGCAAGGTTCGTATGTTTGCCAGGAAAGATCGCTCGAAAAGAGGGTTCCTGATGAGTATATAAACAACACAGACGATCCTTACGATCCTAAAAGAGATGCGGTTGCAACTCTTATGGACAACCTATGGATCAACCAAGAAAAAGCGTTGCAGACTGTAATGGCTGACAATGCTATCTTGACTAACAACACAACTCTTGCTGGTATTAGTCAATGGAGTGATTACGACAACTCAAGTCCGCTTTCTGACATCGAAACTGGTATCACTGCGATCCAGGCTTTGACAGGTAAAAGACCGAACACAGCGACAATGGGGTTGGATGTAATGATGAAATTGAAATACCACCCAGAGATTCGTGAACAAGTCCGATATACAGGAAACGCTAAATTGAGCGATGCTGACCTCGGATCTTTCCTTAAAGAGTTTTTCAATCTTGAAAAGGTTTTTGTTGGAACTGCTGTTTACGATAAGGCTGACGAAGGACAGGCTGCGAGTCTTGCTTCAATCTGGACTAAAGACTTCTGGCTAATGCACCAAGCAACACGACCATCTCTAATGGGATCTGCTTTCGGATATACATTCACAGATACTCCAAGAAAAGTAGAAACTTACAGAGAAGAATCTCATGTTTCTGATGTTGTACGTGTTCGTTCTAGTTACGATCAGAATTTAATGGATGTAAATCTGGCCTACTTGATCGAGAACGCAATTGCTTAATGTTTGAACCTCAAATATAGGGATTCCCGGGGTGTTGCCCAGAAACTAACGCCCCAAACATTATATTTTAAAAACTTATTAACATGGCTAAAAGATTTAGAACAAAAGTCATTGCGACTAGCTTTCAGCCTTTGGGAAATCTGGAGACTCCGGATACAACAGCAGTTACAGTATTAGAAAAAGACAGAAGCGGAATGGTCTTGAAATGTACTGGACTGACTGTACCAGGGGACGGAGAAGCTGGATTTGCAAAAGGTTGTTTCTTTATTGATACTGATGTTGGAGCAGGTTCAACAGGTATCTATGAAAATGTGGGAACAATTACGGCTGCTGATTTCGATGCTATTGGATCAGGAGGAGGGGCAACAGCCTGGATCCAACTAACTGATACTGCTGCAACTCTAGTTGGACAAGGAGACAAGATCTGTAAAGTGAACACAGGGGGAACTGCTATTGAATTAGTAACTCCGAGCGGGGATGCTGCTATGGATGCTCTAGGAGCGTTCACAGTAACAGATCTTACAATGACTGGAGAAGCTCAAGGGAATGTCCTTTATTTTGATGGGACTAACTGGGTTGTATTGGCACCTGGAACAAGTGGATATGTATTGCAAGCTCAAGGAGCTGCGGCAGATCCTGTCTGGGCTGATCCAACAACTCTACCTACTGGAATTGCCTCAAAGCTTACACAAACTTATCAAATTGAAGCTGGAACGAATGACGTAGTTCATGCGGTAACAACTCAAACGGTTGGATCACCAGAACTTACAATCCCAGATTTTGCAAATGTAGATGATGTTTATACATTTAATACGCTTGCAAGCACACTACTCAACAAGACTCTTACCGATGATACTTGTGTCTTTGGAGCGACAGGAGCGTTGACCAAAACTCTAGGATTTGATTTGTCTGCTCTTACCGCTGCAAACAAGATTACTTTATCTGCTGCGGCTGGAACAGCTCAAACACTCACAATTCCAAATGCAACTGATACATTCGTTTGTTTGGCTACTACTGACACTCTTACAAACAAAACACTTACTGATGACACTTGTATTATTGGCTCAACTGGAGCGTTAACAAAGACTGCTGGATTTGATTTAAGTGGTGCGACTGCTGATAAGAAGCTCACTATGACTTCGGCTCATACAGATAATAGAAACGTAACCTTCCCAGATGCTACAGATACTCTTGTTGGTAAAGCTACAACAGATGCTCTTACTAATAAGACTCTTGATGCTGATGGAACAGGAAACGTAATTAGCAATCTTGATGGTGCGGAAGTTAAAGCTGCTGCCGATGGTGGACATGGAATACCTTTTGTAATTAGAAAAGCGTTTACTAACCTTGATGCGACTGGTGTTGACATCTATACAGACAATGCACCGTTTGGGTTTAGAGTATTGGATGTTTGGAGTGTGGCTACATCTGCTAATGGTGGATCTTGGTCACTAAACAAAGGTAAAGTCGGAGCATTAGGAAATGCAATCACTAATACTGTAACAGTTGCAGCTAGTGATAATGATTTAGATAGAGCTACTTCTGTTGATAATGCAGAACACGAAATCGCTGGTAGCGGTTCGCTTGTTGCTGTTGGTGATGGAGGTGGAACACTCGATATTGAACTTTATGTAATGTGCGTGAGAGTATAAAGATATTTATTTCTTAACCTATAAGACATGACTGATCTAAAAGCAAAATTGGAAGGTCAAAAAGTCGCAATTGAAAAGGAAGCTAAAATCTTGTTTGAGGAAGAAAAAGCCTTGATAGATCGAAGCAAACTTATGCAACAACGGCTTAATGAGATTTCAATTAGGCGACATCAGCTCAATGGAAGTTTCGAGTCTATCTGTGAAACCTTGGGGATTGATCCTTTGGGAGAACAACAGAAGATTATGAAGCCGAAAAAAGGGAAGGATTCGAGCGATCCAAAGAAGTCAAAGAAATGATCTTTGGGATGGAGGGCTTTCGAGCCTTCCTCCGAGAGATTAAAACTACTAACCATTACAACTATGGAAAAGACAAAAGAGCCAGCAAAGGCTAAAAAAACAAAAGTTGAAGGAAAAGATCCTGTAAGGAAAGCAGTGAAAAAGATTGAAATCACGATGGCACGAAATGTAAAATGTGGAAAAAACTATCTTAAAGGGGAGACTTACAAAGTTGCTCCGAATATAGCGAAATTATTTAAAGATAAAAAATTTATCATATAACAAAGTAAACCATGGCTAGAAATCAATTATTAAATAGTCTTTCATACGATCCTGCTTTATATGGGATTGATGATAGTTTCTGGAAAGTCATTACTGGAACACCTGCTGTTGCGAGCGATAAGATTAGATTAACAAGTGCAGCATTAAAGACTTACAGAACTTTCAGATATGGAGGTTACAGAATGACTATTAACGTACCTGTTGCACCAGTAGCAGGACAAGCGAAAGAGTGGGGTATAGAAAATGCTGCTTTAGGAGAGGCTGCTAGATTTGAAATAGCGGAAGATGTTTTCAAGGCAGTAACTGTGGATAAGGATGGAAATTCAACAACCACCCCGATCACTTGGTTGGCTGGATGGCATACAAATGACATCTTGTATGAGATCGTTTGGAGAGAAGATTATGTGCAGTTTTTAGTAGCTGGCACTATTGTGGCGACTCACGAAAAGGCTGATAATAGACCTATATTCCCAATGAATTTGTATGTTGTGAATGGGGATGCTGATAATTTAGATCTTGCTTCTTTAGAAGTGTCAGAGTCGGATATGTTTAATCCAGCAAATCTTATAAATGTTGAATTAAGTGAAGCGGACATTGAGATCGGAGCGGTTGAGTTGAAAGACGCTGCTACAGACACTAGATGTTTGATCGGAGCTGCTAATGTTGCGAGAAATGCTACTGACAATGTTTTGATAGTTCAAAATATAGATGCAGCAGGTGATGTTTTAACAGAAGCAACACAGGTTTCGATATTTGGAGACACAACAACAATAGCCGGGGACACAACTTCGATGGATGCAAAAATGCCAGCTTTAGGAACAGCAGCAATGGCAGCATCTTCACCTTTCACTCTCGCTACTGATGATACTCAATTTGGAGCAGTAGGAGCAGCAGCAGATGTTGATGGTGATATACATGGACAATTGAGATATATAGGAGAAGCAGTAGATGGGCTAGAACCTTCGGTGTTTGTAGATGAGTCTGCATTTACTCTAGGGACAAGTTCTGGACAACCAATATTCGGTCAATATACAGCAGCAGGAGATAATGTAGCCGATGGAGAAACTGGGGTTTTGGGGATGACGATTGATAGGCATATGATGGTACAAACTAAAGGTTACGATTCAGGTACAGATTCACAGAAAGTTTATGAGGTAAGTCCGACCTTCCAACATGTTTTGCCTCAAACAATAAGTGCTACCACTCAAGGCAATGGCACAACAACTTATTACATAAGTGCAGGTACTTATCCTAAATGGAGTTTGCAGATTATGAATACTGACGGTGGAGCTGGAGACAATACTTACACTCTTTTTGCAACAGCACAGGATGACGGCACAGCAGCAGCTTCCTGTGATTACATCGACATTGCAGCAGATTACGATGCAGCAGGGCAGTGGAGTACAGCAGACGCAAACCTTGATGCGATGATAAATGAGTCTAATGGGAAGGGGTATAAATACTTAAAGGTTGTAGTGGTCCGAGCAAATGATGGTGGAGGAACAGATGGTGCTTGGGATATTTACTTCAATGGATTCTACGCTTAATTTTTAACCAAAAAATAATATGTCAAATAATAGTTATGACGCATATCTAAAAGGCACAGTCGAGCCTAAAATCGACACAATAGACGGTTTTCACGATGTACCTTCAGCAGATAGTGCTGACAATGTGGTGATGAGTGATGTCATCGGGAACAAGACGGACACAGAGGCTGGTGATTCTTTGTATGGGATTATGCAGTCACTGTTGACCAACTCTTTTACTATAGCCACAGGTAGAGCTCCAGGAAATATTGCTCAAGGAGGATTGCTACCTTTGTTTACAGTGACGGGAGTTGTAGAGGTATTACACATTTACGGATTCGTAACAGATGCGATTCAGAACCAGCCGAATGCCACAAAGCTAGTAGCGAATCCTACGGGTGGGGCAGACATAGACCTATGTGCGACTCTTGATATTGATAACGATGGGCCAGGAACACAGTATTCTGTGACAGGTACGTTCACAGATGCTTTGCAGGAGACTACAGGTGCAGCATGGGAAGGTGGAACCTCCTTCCTAGTTTCAGGGGGGACTATTGACATGAGCTGCGTAGCGAGTTCTACTGGACAAATCCAATGGGCAATTGTTTGGAGACCAGTAGCACCAGGAGCGACATTAGTAGTAGCTTAATAATTTTATAACCAATAATTAACATGGCGAAAATAAAAGAAGTGAAACCAGAAAAGAAGTACAAAGATGTGGCACCAGTGTTGTATGACTTGGGTGTTACAGAAGCGTTTGTTGATAAAGACAAACCAGAGCCAGGTCCTGAACCTACTCCGTCTCCAGTGCTTACAAAAGCGAAAGCTGAAGCTGCCCTTGATGGGATTAAGCTCGGTCATTCTTTTGGAAAATTGGCGAGAGAAACAGGATGCACAACAGCACAGGTAAAAACAATTTACTCTGAAGCTGTAGCGACTTGGGGATTGAAAGAGGACGGCACGGTTGCGATACCTGAATAGAAATTAACCTTAAAATAGTATGGGACTACAATACCCAAAAATAAATGCAGAAGGACTCGTTTTTCGAGAAAACTTCACGAATCCACAGTATGTCACTGATAACGGAGGTGTGCCTAGTGTGGGGGATTTTTCCACCGCTGACAAAGGTCTAACTTTCGCCAACAACTTGGTTGTTGATTATAGCGACACAAGACTTAACCAAGTTTTCAAGACAGGAGTCTTTAGTTTCAGGATTGGGAGTATTATGAGCAATGTAGGAACTGACGGGGGAGCGATGATTGGATGGTACGCTGATGCCAACAACAGGTGGTACTTGGATTTTCCCAGGGCTGGGAATTCAGCATGGAGAACAATTGCCAATGTAAATGGCGGTGGAGCTTTAGTCGCTAGCGGGACCGCATTGTCTAACGGCTACCATGAACTAGTTATCACTTGTGATGGAACAACTTGGGCAGCCTATTTAGATGGAGTTTTGACTACTTGGACTGGTACTGGGATACAAGACTTATCTGGGATGGTCGGAGATTCAGCAGGGCTTTTTATAGGTGGTACAGCGTCAGGTACAGCGTCAGGCGATGGGGTTGTGCGATTTGTCGAGATGTACGACAGAGTTTTAACGGGAGCAGAAGCTTTAGATAAATTTACTGGAGATACTTTCAAAGAACCTACGCCTAAAAATTCAGAGATATGGTTGCCTTTAAGAACACACTATAACGATGGTTCTAATGAGATTACATCAAATTTGGGGCATGTAAGGAGTGACCAATGTTATTGGGGTACAGGTGCAGGAGCCGAAGAACCTACCTTATTAGAGAATAATGGAATAGAGTTAGATGGTACAGATGACCATTTGGAAATAGGACAGAGCACAGAATTTAACGCAGTTTTCGAGAAAGACCATGCTCATAGTTTTTCTTTCTTATTCAGAACAACCAATACGGCTGTTTCGGTTATGTTTAGTAAATCTGACCCAGCAGCTACCTACAAAGGTGTGGCCGTTAATTTTAGTGCTAGTGGTTTGATTGAGTATAGGGCTTATGAGAATGGAACATTGACAGGAATTAGAGCGCATACTGACACTGTTTGGAATGACGGACAGTGGCATAGTGCTACTATTACTTATGATGGAAGCGAGACAGAAGCAGGAATTGGTTTCTATGTGGATGGAGGGAAACAAGCACAAACAAACGATGGGCTTTCTGGATTTACTGGAAGCATAGTGAACACAGCAGATATGTGGATAGGAGAAGCTTCTTATGGAGGTTTGAATTTTGATGGAGGATTAAAATTCCCGATTGTATTTCCTTACGAGGTAACTGAAACGCAAGCTAAATGGTTGCACGATTACATGTTCAGACAAATTAACTTATAAAATATGACAAAAATTAAGGACAAATACCTAGAAAAGATAGTTGGTAACTGGCTGGGAGACGGGTCACTTGCTGACCTTTCTGGTAAAGGAAATCCTGCTACATTGTCTTCTGGTTCAACTTATTGGGTGAATACCGAACGAGGTAGAGTGCCTAATATGGACGGAGCTGCGACTGAAATTCTAGTCGACCCAGCTAATACAGCTTATAATGTCACTGGAGTAGATTTTAGTTTGAGTTGTTGGGTTTATTTGAGAAGTGCGTCAGCATTTGATTGTATATTTGCAAGGCATAGCACCAACAATGGTTGGAGATTTTATTGTTCTAACGGTGGCAGTTTTGGATTCACTATTGGTAATGGTACTTCAACAAGTATAACTGGTGCAATCGCTTATAATAGATGGGTTCATCTTGTTGGTACTCACAATGAATCAACAGGGGCGATGAATTTTTACATAGACGGTGTATTTGCAGCTACTGGTTCAAAGGCTTATGTTGAAGATGCTTCAGATTTAGTGGGGTTAGGAACAGAAAACAATGGAGGTGCACAATGGATTGATGGTTACGTACAAGACGCTATTATCTGGAAAGGTGTAGAACTTACAGGTGCAGAAGCCTCTCAATTATACGAAGAAGGGTTACAAGAAGGACATTACGACAGAGTAGACATACAGCGATTGAGTAACCCAGAAAGAAACCTAATGCCAGATGGTGATATGGAAGCAGTAGGGACAACAGACTATGTAGCGTGGCAGAGTGCTACATTGACAAAGGAAACAGATACTCCACATTCAGGTAGTCAGTATTTGAAGGTGGCTTATAACGGTTCTCCTGGTCCAGGAGCTAGAGTGAATAATACAGTAGAAGTTGGTAAAACCTATAGAATAACAGGTTGGGCGAAAAGTGATGGCACTTGGACACCACAGATAAATGACTTCACAACAACTTTGTGGACTGGAACATTATCGACTGACTGGCAGTATTTTGATTTTGTTAAGACTTGGGATAATTCTGCTAAAGATTTTTTATTATATCATTCTGGACAAACATCAGGATATACGGCTTGGGATGACATAACTGTACAAGAAATACCTAATTCCGACCCAGTTTACATAGCTGATGGTAAAGGGTGGAACGAAAGTGTAGCGAATGAAACTACAGGGTTTTTAAGTAATGCGGATTGGGAGATTGATTCAGGGACATGGAAGGTTGTCAATAATGGAGGCAGTGATGGCAAGAAGCACATAGATTGTATAGCGACAGGCAAGGTATTCAGGGATTCAAAGCAAGCCTATGGGGCTTGGGAGTTTGATATTTACAAGACAGCAGATGCAGGTTCTAGTGTCTTCGTCCTGATGTCAGATATTGTTGGCACTCTGGGGACTAATACTAATTCGTATTATTTCAACTTTGCTAGTACAGAGAAATTCGAGCTTTACAGAGATACGTCTGGGGCAACATTATTACAACAATCTAGTGGAACATTCTCTTTGAACACTTGGTATAGAATTAGATTAACTCGTGATGGAACAACTTGGACAATGTATCACTCAACAGATAATGGACAGACATATACTGCTACTCCACTAGGATATTCCGTAGCTGATGCTGCACCACACACATCTTCTAATGTTGCATTTGCTTGGTCAACAGCAGTAGGAGGCAAGTATCGTAACTTTAAATTTTCACCAATAATCCAATAATCAATAAATATGGAAACGCCAAAAATAAATCTATGGCATGAAACGGTCAGGCTAATCCCGTTGGTGATTATGTTCTGCATATTCCTTGCCACAGTGGATAAGAATATCGCTCTCAACCAAGTGGCTATTGAAGCCAACCAAGTAGCGATTGAGAAGATAATGGATAATCACTTGCCACATTTACAGGCGAAGTTGGATGAGGTTACAGCGATTGCGTATAGGATAGAAGCTATATTAATTAAATAACCAATAAAACAATGGCTAAAAAAACAGCAAAACAAATGTTCAAGTCCAAGACAGTGTGGGGTGGATTCTTTCTTGCCTTGGCAGGATTGTTTACCGCTATCGCTCAACTTCTTCTTGGGGAGATCAATACCGAAATGATGTTGATGAGTGTTGGTGCTTTCTTAAAAGGATGCTGGGATGTTTATAACAGATTTAAAACTGTAGAACCTATAACCTTAAAATAATAATGGCTTATTCTTTAGAAGCAGAAGTGAGAGCGGCTAGTCCGTTCAAAAATGACACATTGATTCCTGGCTCTTACATGGATGATCGTATTGAGGAAGCTGATGGAATTATTGATGGAAAGATCGGGGATGCTTATTCTTTGCCTTTATCTGAAACTCCGCCTTTGATTCGGATGGCGAGTATCAAGATTGCGTGTTATTTGATTTTTATGGATCAAAACACGAACATTGAAGTTATGCCGGGGGTCGATGTGGTGGACGAATTCAACCGACAACTAGAACTACTCGAACAGATCCGGACTAGAAAAATCAAGCTATACGATAGCAATGGGGACGAACTGGCTATTAGTGATGTTTTGCTGCCGGCGTTTTACCCTACCGATGCGAGTTCTGCTGCTACCGCAACTAACAGCACCGCTCCAAAATTTACAATGAACAAACAATTCTAATGGAAATCAGCATGACTGTGGACGACAAAAAGGTGGTTAAAAAATTTAACACAATGGCTAAAGGTGTTAAAAGCTTCAAAGTACCACTAACTAATGTCGGAAATGACCTGATAGAGTTCTATGGCAAGAAGGTTTTTGACACTCAAGGTCGTGCTATCGGATCTCCTTGGAGAGGTTTAAGTGCTTCCACTATAGAGGCGAGGCTGGATCGCCGGGGACATTACTCTAAATCGCCGATTATTACTAACAAGATCTTGATTTGGACCGGGACACTAAAAAAAGGATTCAGAAAAACTGTCTCGAAGTTCAAACTTACGATAAAGAATAATGTTAAATACTTTAAATACAACCAGAAGAAAAGGCCGATGCTCGGGATAAACAAAGAGGTGATCAATATAGTGATGGAAGGGTTTGAAAAATATATTAAAAAACTAATAAAATAATATGCAACTAGCACTAGCAGAAATTAAAGGAATTATAGCGACTGCAATGAGTGCGACTGCTGTAAAAAAATACTATGTTGGGAAGGTTAAAACACCTCCTTTGGCATACTTACCTGTTGTTTGCGTGTATGCGGAAGCAACGGAGCTTGTGAGTGACCAGCTAGGGACAGCGAGAGACAAGTATAGATACACAATAGGTATAGATCTGATAATGAGTGGGTTTGAGAAGGTTTCTACCACCGGAGTTGAGGCTGACTCTATTTTGGATGCTCAAAAGGCTCTAATAGACCTTATGGAAGAAAGGGATGCTAATGGGACTCCAAAAGCTGCGACTATACTGGGGACTTTGAGGAGAAATATTCAGGGTACTAATTATTTGTTCAACAATGACATCTCAATAGATTATGATTTTGATAATATTGTGAATGATACTCTTTACATGAAAGGGACTTTGAACTTTAGTATGGTGACGCAATTGACGAACAGGTCTTAATTATTGCACAGTATTGTGCTATTATATACTCGTAAAAACTAACCCAAAACAATATGAAACTTGTATTGCTAAAAGAGAATGTAATGATCCCCAACAGTCCATCTTTTAAAAAGGGGCAAGAGGTTCGTATCAATGACACGCTCGCCGACCTGCTTATTAGCCGGGGGCATGCAAAGCTTGTAAAGAAGGAAAATGCTAGAAAAGAGACTAAAGAACTGAAAAAGGAGCATGAGAAAGAGGAAAAGGATAAACTTAAAAAATAATTTATAACATAAACTATCATGTCAGAAACATACTCAAGGGTTGGATCGATGTCGCTAATAAAGGAAGCGACTGCGAACGTAGCCTTAACGCCTACTACTTTTATTCCATTTCAGAGTGAAAGTATCACTTCTGAATATCCCAATAGTCCATCGACACCTGTGTCGGGGAATAGGGCGATGAATTTGCGGGCTATTAAGAACAAGGTCCCTGCACCCGCCGGAGCTATCACCGTCAACGTAGAGCCTAAAACATTTGGACACATTGTCAACGGGCTGTATGGCGGAATTACTTCCGGGAATTACATGACTGCGAATACTTTTAGTGGTGACTTTTCTGTTGGATCTACTATAACAGGATCAGTATCGGCTAAAACTGCGACAGTTGCGTATCACTTCAACCAAGAATTTATCTTAATCACTTCACCTTCTGGTGAATTTACGGATGGGGAAACGATTACTGAAACGGTGGTTGGAAACAAAACTGCGGTTGTGGTTGCTTCAAACAATTCGGTATACGGACACGTTGGATCTGCACCTACTACTCTTGACCAAACTTACACACTTCAAAAGAATTATACTGATCGGGCCGTAAGATATATGGGCGTTCAGTTTCATAGTATCGATGCGATCGGACAGGCTGACAATATTATTACTGCGGACATTAACATGATGGCTCAAAGTGAATTCCGACACGCAAGAGTAACTGCGGTCACTGTTGCTGCTGGAGGCGCACAAACAATTACTGTGGACCAAACACTTGGGTTGGTTGCTGCTGACGCAATTAAACTTTATAGACCTGGGACAGGCTTCTTGGCTTTCCCTTCGGCTGCGGTTTATGAACATGCTATAGATTCTGTAACTAACTCAACTCAATTCGTTGTGACTGCTCTTGAGACTTCAACTGCTGTCGGGGATCTGATAGTGCTTGCACCTCAAACACCTTCCTACACTTTAGACGAAGAATTCTGCTGGATCGGTGGTGCTGATGCGAACATTGGGGATGACGTTGACAATATGGCGGCGTTTGACTGCCAGGACTTCACAATGGTTGTAAATAACGAATTCGAGGCTCGACATGCTGCGACCGGTTCGGACTTCCAGGATTTATTTCCATCGGACCTATTACAGAAAGGGTTTACTGGAGGAGGAACTTTGACTTTGCACAACGAGGACGAAAATTATTATAGACACTTGAGGGTAAATACCGCACAATCTGTTGAGGTGACAACTACCGGGAACCAGATTTCTACGTCCGGGATGTACTTCCAATTAAGGAGCTTATATCCGGAAGTGCAGTTTGACTCTTACCAACTATCACTAGCACAGGACGACATTGTTGGTGAGGAGATTCCTTTTACTTCTTTCTACAACGCATCTCTCGGGATTTCCCACTTGCTATTGCTCGTGAATGACGTGGCTACTTATTAAAAAATATCTTAACCAAACAGTATTATGAAGAACAGATTTATATCTGACAAAGTTATAAGAATCGATTTATCCGATGGGGATTGGGTGGAGGTGAAAGAGCAAATGAGTTTTGAACAGTTCAAGGAGATCTTTGGGAAAGCCGATGCCAATGATGCTATGAGTAATATCGGACTCGCTTTACCTCTTTTAAAGATCGTGCTGACGGCTTGGAGTTTTGAACAGGATGGGGAAAAGATCGAATGTACTCCTGAAAATATCGAAAGGCTGTCAATGTCGTCTATCGTGGAAATTGCCACACCTGTCTTGCCAATCTATGTGCCAGAAAAAAAAAGCTCGAAGTCATAAAGGCTAATGTTGTTTACGAAAAGACCCGGAAAGGGGCGGAGCAGCAATTCGCAGATTACGAGATGTCAAAGAGATTCGGGCTTGAGTGGGAAAAGTACGATGCTAAAAGAATGACCTACCTGATGGAAATTATAAGCTGTGAGAATCAGCGAACTATAAAACAATCAAAAAAGCATGGCAACAAGTAACTTAACAATCAATATCAAGGCCAAAGACACGGCTTCTGGTAAGATCAATAAGGTTAAGAAAACCACCGGGAGTTTAAAGAGTTCCGCTCTCAAGTTGGGAGCTGCTTTTGGAGCTGCCTTTGGGGTTGTGAAGATTAAACAATTTATTACTGAATCAATAAGACTTTATGGAGTACAGGAAAAAGCCGAGGCGAGACTGACAGCTTCTATAAACAATCTGAAAGTTTTGGGAAAGACGTTTCAAGGGGCGGAACAAAGTGCCGAGTTTTTGATCTGGGATTTGAAGGAGTATGCGAAGGCTTTACAAAAAACAACAACCTTTGGGGATGAGCAGATCATTTCTGCACAGGCTATGCTCGGAACTTTTCAATTAACAGGAAACGAGATAATGAACTTAACTCCTGCCTTGTTAGACATGGCGGCGAGTACGGAAAAGACTAGCGGGCAAGTGGCGGACTTGAATGACCTTGCAATTGCTATGGGTAAAGCTATGACCACCGGGGCTGGAGCTTTGGGGCGTTACGGAATAACCTTAACAGATGTTCAGAAAGAACAGTTCAATCTAGCGACCGGGGTTGAGAAAACAGAGTTATTGGTTAAAATTTTGACAGATAACTTTGGGGGTGCTGCCGAGGAATTGCGGAACACAACCGCCGGGGCTTTGACTGCTGCGGCTAACGATTGGGGCGATTTTAAGGAAACTGTCGGACAACTCCTGGCACCTATGCTGGCGAGTATTGCCGGCTGGATCTCTGGCGTTGCTCAAGAATTACAATGGCAGATGGGGTTGATAAAAGAGATGTGGGAAGAAGATTGGTATGGGATAAGGACGACTATAGAAACGGCGTGGGCGTGGATCCAGGAAAATGTTTTTCCGACAATAATGGCTCTGGTTGCGTTATTTGCTGAAATAATGGTCCTAATAAAAAAGGCGTGGGAAGGGGATTGGCTTGCTATTAGAACTGCACTAACAACTGCGTGGGAACTAATAAAGGGCGTTGTAACGATGGCTCTTGGAATCTTGAGGGGAATAATTGAAGTTGCGATGGGGTTATTGAGGGGCGACTGGGACATGGTGTGGGAGGGGTTTAAAACTATCCTGATAAGTATTTGGGAAGGAATTGCTTCAACTCTTGGGACTATAATTGACGGAATAATTGAGAGTATAAAATCGCTGTTAAAATGGACAAGAGATGCTATCGCTGAACTTGCAACTTTAGGGATGGCGGAAACTGAAACTTTTAATCCTGCTCCTCGACAATTAAAAGACATACCGATGGAGTTTTCGATGCCTCGAAATGCGGCTGGCGGACCTGTGTTTGGTGGTATGCCTTCAATTGTTGGAGAAAAAGGTCCCGAGGTTTTTGTTCCTAGTAATAGCGGAAAGATTATACCTAACCACGCACTTGGCGGTGTTGTGGTGAACCTTTACAATAGCATAATCTCTAGTGCCGAAGTCGCCGAGGAATATGCTGATATTATAACTCAAAAATTACAATTATCGACTAAAGTTGTCTAAATGCTATACCTTTACATTGACGATGTTGACAACACTACGGATTACCAATCAGGCTCTCTCCGGATCAATAACGAGATCCAACAAAGAGCAGATTCGTGTAATTTTAAACTAGTCAATGGGGCGACACAGCCTATCGAGAATACGGATTTGAGGATTTATAAAGGAGATACTATAGCGAGTTTTGGCGGTGCGACTGTTACTCTTGACGGTGATTTTCAAACAGATGTCGGGATGTTTCGGGCCGGGCAAGAGTTAAGGATCCGGGTTGGAGATGCTGATGAAGAAACTGTTATTGTGCAGAGTTACGATGAGGCAACCTTGCAGATAGTTTTAGAGGCTGCACCTAGCGGGTCGGTTGTGCAAGGAGACAAGATTGGCGAGATTATATTCGGGGGCGTGGTTGGTAGGGTGAAGGATCGGAATGTGTACTCTTTGGATCAAATTGAATACGATGTGACCGGGGTTGACTACTCAAAAATATTCGACAAAAAGTTAATATCGGACTCTTGGGAAGACCGGGATTCGAGGTATATTATAAATGATTTTTGCAATACGACTATAAACCGGAACAGGGTAATAGATTCGATGGAGTACGAGAATGTGACTGCTTTGAGGGCTGAATGGATAGAAGCTGGAGATGGTGATAACCCAGATTTAGAGGCAACTAATTATAGGGAAGGTGATACTTGTGGAGATTTTAACTGGACGTTTGTCGGCGGTAATGCGACCTTTACAGCTTCACCTTCAAGCATGGATGTTTCCGACTACACAGGAACTGCTTCTGGGCTACCCACTCAAGGAATCCTGGGGTTCTGGTATAAATGCACCGACTATACAAAAGTGACTAGCTTTGATGTTCGGATCGGAAGTGCTGCTGCTCATTTTACCAACTATCAAATCGTGCCTACTGACAACGAATGGGTTTACGTAACGGCGAGGCTTGCCGACAATACTGGAGTTACAGGAACTCCCGATTGGACTGCGATGGATTTTATAGAGATCTATATTGTGGAAACTGCTGACTCTGGGGTCCTGTTTGATGGGTTTCGGTTTATGGATAACAAATTTTTCAACCACTATCCGAGCGTAGAAGAAACTCCTGAATTTGACGATATTAGAAGTCCGCAATTAAAACCTACTGGCTTTATGCAGAGTTTGGCTAAAACGTGGGAATATGTGTGGTGGATCGATTACTTAAGACTAATCCATTTTAAGGACAAAGAGGCGGACCCTTCGCCGATTGCGTTCACTGATACTTCTGACAATTTTACAAAACTAAAGGTCGGGGTGGATGCGAGCCAAATAGGAAATAGAGTTATTGTAAGAGGTGGCGAGAAGATCTCGGACAATATTTACTCACAAGCGTTTCCTGGTGATGGGGTTTTAAGGGATTGGCTTTTAAAGAGTAAATTCTCCGGACTGATAATAACTATTGACGATCAGTCGGACACTCATGCCGCCGAGGCGGGGACTAATACGACGAATATAAAAGTCACAGGACATACTTTAGTGACTGGTGATTATATTACAAATCAAACTAGAGCTGCGGAGGTGAGAGAAATTACTTACGTTGATCCTGATAATTTTACCGTTGAAGCGATAGCGGGGCAGACGAATACAGATACTATAACCTTCTTTACTGTTGCGAAGACCGGGGGGGTCGAGGGGCTGGTTGACGAAACAACTGTCGATTACGTCTATAATTCAAATGAAAAGTCTATTCGTGCAACTGAAAGCGAGACAACTCTTAACGCCGGGGATGGGATTCTTTTACAGTACTATGAAAGAGTGCCTATTCAATTACAATATCAGGACAACGGAAGCGTGAACGCATTGAAAGCTCTCGGTTTAGGGGATGGAGTTTTTGACCTTGATCCGATAACGGACAGGAATATTGAAGATGTTGGGACTGCTTTGGCGATAGCACAGGCAAGGGTGAGTGAATTTTCTAATGCGACTATCTTGGGGAGTGCAACGACTGATCAACATGGAATAAGTGCTGGACAACTTTTAACTATAACAGATTCTAACAGGGGGATTGATGAAACTTATGTCGTGCAAAAGATCTCTATAAAAGAGGCTGGTGGTGAGTTTTCCGATTACCTCACTTATAATATTACGTTTGGAACAACGCTGTTTGGATGGATAGAATTTATGCAGAAGCTTTTGGCTACTCAAGACAAGATTGAATTAAATATTGATGATATAGTCGAAACTTATGTAAGTACCGATGAAGATGTTGATTGTGATGATGTAAGCACTGCAACTATTGAAGGTGGGGATGAAAGGGCAACTATTGGTGAAACCGTTGAAAGTGCTGATGTCAATACCGCAGTTGATTACCCAGCAGGAACTTGGAAGTTTGAAACCTCGGTGGGACAACCATTGACAACCAGATTCGATCTAGCCGATTTCGGTTAAAAGTGCTAAAATATATAATGTAACAAACTATTATGGAAACCAATGAAACTTTAAAGACGAAAGGAACTCATATAATTACCTTATGTGATGTTCGCAATGAGAAGGCCCAAGAATGTGAGCGTAGGCTCGAGGAATGCCACCTAGCACGACAGTTGTTGATTAAAACGGGTGAAGCCACCAGAGGACTGTTAAAACAGTTGTGGGATGAATATAGATTCCATATTGATCGTTTACATAAATTTAAGACACAGGAGTTTGTAGTGAATAACATAACCACTACAGTCGGAAGGAGTGTTTTAGCTCAAAGGTTAGGTGGTGATAATACATACACAGGGAATGTCAATTATACAGCGTTGGGGTCTAGTAATGCTGCACCTACTGTTGCTGATGCGACTTTAGGGACAGAAGTATATCGAAAGGCTTTGAGTAGTGGAACGGATGCAAGCAATATTGCTTATGTTGAAACTTTCTTTACTGCTACCGAAACAACTGGAACTTATGAAGAATATGGGATGTTTATAGATGGAGGTGCTGGTGCTGATACTGGTCAGTTATTTAATAGGTTTACACAGTCGATAACTAAATCGAATGTAGAAACTTTAAATGTCCAGAGCATAATAACTCTGAATGATGCGTAGAAATTAACTTTATAAAATATGGCAATGAATTCATCAACCGTAGCGGCTAATCAAATCATAACTGCTGCCGAAAGAAATGCTTTGAGATTAGACACTTTGAGTAATAGCGGATTTTATGCAACTTCTGGAGGTGCTGCCGATGTTCAAACTCTGTCAATAGATGCTCAATATGTAGCTTATGTGGCTGGAGATGTGATTAAATTTAAAGCAGGTTTTACTAATACAGGTGCTTGCACTATAAATGTGAATGCTATTGGGGCTGTAAATATTAAATCAACTGATGGTACTGATCCTATTTTTGGAGACATACTTGCTGGAGCAATTATAGAACTTGGATATGATGGTACGAACTTCCAAATCCTTACTACTGGGAAAAGAGCAGAGGTAATTGATAGGTCTTGGACCGCTTCTGAAACGATTGCGGCTAATGAGGCTGTTTCGATGATAGAAGGGACTGCGGATAGTGTTGAGTTAACTAGAAAGCACAGCATGGATGATCCTGTATCTTTGGGGAATGCGGCGTCATCTTCGGATTATTCAGGTTCAAAGGTTACGGACTTGAAGTTTGCTTTATTTTACAGAGATAGTGTTGGAGGATATGCACGGGTAAAAATTGCAACAGTAGATCCAGAAACTTTGGACGATACTTATGGGACAAGTTATCTTGTGAGTGGGGCTTCTGTTGGTACTGGATATTTAACGCAGGTTCTTTACATGGAAGATGACAAGATTGCATTTTTGTATTTTATCAATGCAACGGATATACGAATGAGGATTGGAACTGTGAGCGGAACAGTTGTCACTTTGGGGACAGAGGTTGTTTTAGACACTCCAGGGGGTAGTTCTAGGGGTTGTGCGATGTGCATGATAGGTACTGACAAAATCGCTGTTACATTCCTTGAAGATTCTGGGGGTGCAAATGATTACGTTCACATATTCAATGTAACGGTGTCGGGAACAACAATCACTTCTTACTTTGCGAATGTTATAACTCGCACTGATGCAAATTATGGAGACAGGAAAGTTGACATAGCCTCTTATACAGATGATGAGGTGCAGATCGTTTATGATTCGGGTGCGATATTAAGGACTTGGAAGGTTTCGTTTTCGGGGAATACTCCTTCGAGTGGGGCAACTGCTACTCTTGGAGGGATGATTGCAAACTATGTAAATATAAGCTGGGAGGGGAATTATTATTTAGTCGTTTTTAGAGGGGATGGGAATGATATTATGGCAGAGCTGTTAACAACTGCGGGGGCATCAACGGGAACCACTAAAAATATAACAGATACAGAGCCAGATGCTAGTATAGGAACACTCTCCACGGATATTGTCATGGATGTAGTAGGCCTTCACAGAGCGGTTATACTAGCAAGATCTTCGGGAACTGGCTATGTTCAATGGATGGAGATTAGTGTAGTTGGGACTGCTATATATTGTGTGGCAGCAGATGGTTCTTATTATGCAGGAGCTACTCCTGACATGGCTGTTTCAAGTGTTGACTACGACAGAACCCTGTTTGTTGTCCACTATGGCGCAAGTGCTACTGGATGGATGCATCAAGAATATGACAATACTGGCTATTGTGTGGGGTTTGCTTTAAATTCTGCATCTGCAACAGAAGATGTTGCTGCCAGAAGTCGGGGAAAGTTAACTGGATTTGCTGGGTTTACCGTTGGTGATCGACAATATATGGAGAATCATACTTATGATTTAACAGATACAGTTTCGGGCAAATGTTTTGGGATTGCTACTGATACGGATGAACTTGATATAAATCTTGATTTAGAAACGGCTGCTGCACTAGGGACAACAGAGAGAAATGGGGCGATAGGAACAGGGTATCAAAGAATTTATCATAATCTTGGAGTCTTGCCAAAAACTGTCACCCTTAATGCTCAAAGATATGGGTCTGGATATACTGGATGGTCGGTAGGTAAAAAGGTTGGGAGTATTAGCTATTGCACATATTGGTACTCAAGCGATGCTAATAGGGCTGGGGCTGACAACTCTGAAGTATCTGGTTTCTCAACTTCTCTTGATTTTCTTTCCACCGCTGGGGCTGCGGGTGGTTGTTCTGGGACAATTGTTGATGTTACAAGCATGTATGTTGATCTTAATTTCTCAACCTATGCTGGAAGCGAACAATGGCATGGGCTGCTAGAGGTCACAGATTAAATTTAACCAATTTATATGTATCCAACAAAGTATTCAATGCCGTTAACTGGTCTTGATTGGCTGGAGTATTATGGCAAACACAAAGTCTACCATCCTGGAATAGACTTCAATTGGTCGTATGGATGGAAAGATTATGGACAAGATGTAGTGTCGGCACGAGCAGGGCATATAGAGTATGTTTCACCCGCTCCTACGTGGAAGAATAACAATAATGGAGGTCTAGGGTGGTTTGTGATTATAATCCACGCAGACGGCAATTATACACGATATGCACACTTGAAAGAACCTGCTGATGGGATAAAGGTTGCAAAGTATGTAAAAGAAGGAGAATTGATTGGGTATTTAGGAAACAGTGGCACTAACAGTCCTCATTTGCACTTTGAGGTATTTAATCGTGACATGGCTATAAAACAGGCTAAACATTGGCGTAAGTGGTGTTATTACCCATCTGGGAAGTCAAAGCAATATGTTCAGAGTTATTATTTAGATCCTTGGGTATGGTTGAGTAAACAAGAAATAATACCCGAATGGGCTAGGGATTCTTGGGAGAAGGCAATGAAGTTAGGGCTTGCACCTAAAGATCCGAATGCTGAAATAGACATGTTGGAGTTTCAAAAGATACTTAAAAACTTAAAGATTATAGGGAGTGTGGACAAGATGCCAGCCTATAGGGCGATGGTTGTGATTGATAAATTAAGTGATTTGTTTTAAAATATGGTCGACCTCTCCCCGTTATGGGTTGATGGTTAAGATTGCAAAGGGCGGCTCTAGGGTCGCTCTTTGTTTTTATGTTTGATTTTTTTAAAAGGTGATGTATAATGGGTTTGCAAAGTACAAGACCTAGAGCCTTATGTAGTGGGTGAATGGTAGGGAGAGAAATCCCTGCGTACTTTGCACCCTCACCTACTACATAGGGCTTTTTCTGACCCTAAATGATACGACTAGGAAACTACCGCTATCAGCTTTATAAGCCGCCAAAGGGTGGAGCGTAAAAGTGTAGAAAATGACATAATTTCAAAAAAAGAAACCTGAATTAACAGGTGGCAGTCACAGCCGAAAGGTCTAGTTCGTTGCTTGAATTACGGAGCTAGTATGTGATGGGAAGTAGGGCTTCCAGGGGATCAAGTGTTTGGTAGGATGAGAACTCACTATACAGTGATAAACTTGATTTACTCTTTTCCATGCAGTCAAGTGTGGAGGGGAGTAAGGCGAGGACTCGAATCTACTGCCAGTGATAAACAATAATTAAAAAAACTTTAAAAAAGGGTTGTAATGTTTAGTAAAGTTTGATATAATAGAGACAAGTTAATCTTAATCACAACCAAAATGAAACTACTTACCAAAGCATTAAAGGAAAAACTTCCAAAGCTGTATGAGACAGAGGAAGTTGAACTTGGGGACAAGGTTCTAATGTGCAAGTTCTTTACACCTGATTCTAGTTGGGAATGGTACCCAACAGAGTTTGATCCAGAAGAAGAAATGTTTTTCGGTCTTGTTGATGGGTTTGAGAAAGAGTGGGGGTATTTCTCTTTAAAAGAACTTGAACAGGCAACAGGAAAGCTTGGATTACACATTGAAAGGGATCTGTATTTTGAACCGACACTATTTAAAAATTTATAAATCTTAACCAATTATAAAATGGGTAGATACTACAGGGGGGACATAGAGGGCAAGTTTGCTTTCGCAGTACAGTCAATCAACG